CCAAAATACACGCAAGCGATACTTATTGCAAGAGTTTAGGCTCTTTGCTGAGATTGGAACCATTGACGTTCCATTTTTGTGCGCCAAGCGGCATCAGTTTTCCAGCGAGGATCTGCGATTGCCGACTCAAGATCTTCCCTAGTAAAGTCTTGCTGCTCGACCACAGGCTTGATCGGAATGTTCTCATTCGTAATGGCCTGATGATACTTTAAGAACGCATTGATCGAGTCGGCATTGTTCAGAGAATATGCTATCGCTTCACGCTCAGAGTTGTTGAGGGGTGCCTTCTGCAAGATGCGCTCAGTCATTTGGATCTTCTCAGAGGCGTTAGAGCCTAGCTTCTCCATCTCAGCGCGTTGATCGTACTGGACACTCTCTTGCTCATCCTTCGCCATAGATAAGACGCGACCGGCAAGATCCTCGAAAGCATCCTGGCTAATCCCGTTTTCCTTAGCCCAGTCCTGATATGCGGCGACAGTCGGATCGTCAGAGTCCAAACCCTGATCCGCCAATGAAGATATATCATACTGCTCCGGTGCTTTATGTTTGCCCGACTTAAACTTCTTTTCCAGCTCCGCGTAACTTTTCGCCAGCTTTTCAACATCAGGGCCATCCTCATCCCAAAACTTTGCAGGGTAATACTCAGGGCGCTCTAGTGGCCCATCGTCATCATCAGATGACTGCATATCCTCCTGGGGTTGTTCGTGAACCGGAATAGGCGCATCCTCTTGGGGAGCCTCCGGTTCCGATACGTTAATCATCGGTGCATCTGCATCCGCTTCTACTGCTGCCGCTTCTTCAGCCATTGTTTGACCTTCCTATTCTTTTTTCAATCATACGAACAATCTCTGCCATTCCTGTCCTAGCATAACCAAAGCTCGCATCTTCTCCAGGGTGCCAAGTCGGTTGCTCAATCGTAACGCTGCGCAAATGGCTTAGAACCTTCTGCCCCTCAGAACTCTTGAAAACCTTACCATATAGGATGTCTATATCGTCGGCTCTTGGCGCTTCACTGACGGCTTGGGTTAATCCCTCCCAGCCTTCGGGTGAACTCATTGCATTGCCTCCATTGTGGCCCCACCATCAGTTGCAGCGGGTGGGCCTTGTTCTGCCATCATTGCTTGCTGCATCTGTTCCATCATCATTTGCTGCTCTTCCGGTGTGGTAAGCAGTTCTTGGTTTATGTTCATCTTGCTTGCGATGAATTGTGTTATGCGCGGTATAGACAGAGCCGCTTGACCCTGTGGGCCGAGAGCATTGGCGATCTGCATAAATTGCACAATGTCGTTTACCTCTTGTAGCTTCTGAGCCTGAGCCAGAGGCGCAACCGGCGTAACCTTAACCTCAACGCCGTTTACCTTCAGAGGTAGATCTATGTAGCCTTGCTGATCCATGATAAACAGAATGCGCGATACAATCGGAACCATTGTCTCATCTATCAACCGGCCAAAGGCAGATCCCAGATTGGTCGCAAGCTCACGCGATCTTTCTGCAATCTCTGTTGCTGATCGAGCAGACATATTATCAGGCGGCAACGTGTCATCCATCAGGATCTTCTTCACGTTCATACGCAGATCATTCATCACGATCTGGCTGACATTAAAGTCACCGGCTCTTGGGAGGGGAGCCAGTGACGCACCCTGAGGACCACCGTTACGAGCGACACCGATGACCGAACCAGGCTGTATCTTGATGTTCTGTGGATTGAGAACGCCATCATCTGCCGCTGTATATACACCAGCGATTGCCAGAGACGCATTCTTGAGAACCAGCTCAACAGTTTTGTTAAGGGTTTTGATGTCAGAGATAGCTGTAACCAATGGGCCACGGCCATAGATCTCACCGGCCACCTTCATATAGCGAGCAACGATGAACGGAGATGATTTCATTGTGCGATACACAAGCTCTTGCCGTTTGGCTGGCCATATAACGTGATAGCAATACATAGCGCGCTCATAGTCATATATCACAGCATCCATTAGATCGATCTCTTTGGACGGTGATTGTGCTATCGCTTCGGCCAGTTCTGTAGTTATCTCAGCATCAGGGAACTCTTGCGGTATCGTTTCAGCCTTCATGCGCAGCTTACGATAGACGTTATCGACGTTTCCGAATGTGCCTTCCTCAATAGCGACGAGATACTGAGGGATAGGCGCAAAGCGGATAGGTGTTACCTCATCACCAGGCGTCACCATCATCACGGCAGTACCTACGCAAAGATCGAGCAGGAACTCACCCATAGCCAAATCAAAGTTAGTCTGACGCATGATCTCAAACATGCGGGTGGTATAAGCATCGAGCGCAGCTTGAGCTTGCGGTTGTTGCTGCTCTGGTATTCCGGTGCCAGCTTCTAGGCGACACCATTCCTTTTGCGGTGGAAACAAACCAGCTTGTATGCGGTTAGCAAAGCGCTGGGTGGCGTGTATTGCGGTAGAGTCAAAGACCCTAGACATCTTACCTTTACCAGCTACACCGCCCTCATAATACCCTGAGTATAAGTTTCTCTGCGGTAGAGCGAACTCATAGCAATCTTCATAGATCGAGCGCCATTCATCCTTGCGAGCCTGAGCCTTGGCCTCACGTTCAATAATATCTCTTACATTCAGCCGAGCCATTTAATTATCCTTTTTTATTCCGCTGGGCAAAGTTGCGAGCAGCCTCAACAGATCCAAACCCCCATGCCTTGAGAGCCAATGCCTTACGAGTAGGCCGACCCTTCTCGTCCTTCATTGGGCCTTTCATACCGGCAAAGCGCGCAGCAAAACTAACGCGCCTTGGGTTCGTACCCTTCTTAACAGGAGCCTTTAGATTGCCACCTTCTTTTGCCTCAAAGTGCTTGCGGCCAGCTTCGTTCAGACCGCCCTTGGGGTTTTGAAACTTCTTAGCAACCATGATGGCCTCCTACCGGCCAATGCGAATATTTGCCGTTCCGCTTGTAAATTCACCAGTCTTGAAGCCAGCGCGATACAATGCAACGCCAGATGGCTCAAAGCCATAGGTTTCAATCGGAGCAGTAAACGTATCAACATCACGCGCATCGGCATCTGGACTAGCCGTATCGAAAGCCCGCTGCACTGTGATCGTGCCTACAAACGTACCGGAGATTGAGAGATTGAACTCTTTTGTGGAGTAGATCCAATCGGTGAATGTGTTTTGAGCAGTCAGCGCTGCTGTAACCAAACCAGTATCTTTTGATAAAACAGCCATTTATTTCGCCTTCTTTTTTGCTGGAGCCTTCTTTGCTGGCTTTTCAGCAGCAGCCTTTTCTTCTTTGGCTGGAGCTTTAGCAGCTTTCTTTACGTCATAAACTTTTTGAAAATCTCTAATACGTGTCATTGGCCACCACCTAACTTAGTTTGCGTACCTTCCTGGCGCTCTGGAGAGAACAGCAATCTCATTCCACCAGTACGGCGCAACCGGCGACGAGCCTGAGCGCCCTGCATCTCTGTGCGTTCCTGGGTTGTTGCGCGTTCTTCAGATCTTTTCTGAGCCGCCTGAGCATCTTTTTCTGCCTGAGTAGGTCCGCGTCTACCGCCGCCTAATAATCCCGCCATGCTAAAACCTCGTCATCATGTAGTAGTCAGCCCCCTCTGGGCCAAACTTTCTCATAACACTTTCTACCTCAAAACGTAGTGCTTTGGCAAACTTAAATGCGGTATCATTTTCCACTTTTACGCAGATTTGTAGCCTTCTGACCCCATAATCTTGCAAAGCGGTATCGGTTACGGCCCTTGCGCCACGCACAAGTGATATCGCATGACTGCCAATGTCCTCGCTGGGAACAAGCCACATCTCTGCTAGGCCATGCCAGATGTGCCGAATGCCAAAAGCTATAACAACCTTGCCTCTGCCAATGCCCGCCCAGCTCCATCCGTCCTCAGAATTATCCCAAATATAATCTATGTAGTTGGGAATATACTCCATGTATTCTTTGTTATCATCGGCCAGTCGCATTCTAGCAACATGCTCATAGCGCAGAGGAACAAGCTGCTCGTCGGAACTCATGCGAAACTCTGGAAGCTGCACCAACCCCATCAAAAGATCTCGAAGTCTGTTGTTGCGTTGAATGTCTGGCCACCACCAAAGCTGCTGCCGTATGTACCGCGCCGCAATCGACGTTGCTCGCCGCCACCCAGCATCAGATAGCCAAAAGCGTCCCCGCAGTGAGAATGCTCATTCTTTACCGGCATATCCTTGAACCGCTCTTGCCCAGCTCCGAGAGATTGACGCTTGAAGAAGTAACCGCCAGCCAAAGACTTTCGCACCCGCAAGCATTTCTTGTTTATCATTAGCCCAGGTTTGCCGCCCACCAGCCGGTTCATAGGCGCAGCAGCAGCCTCACGGCGCACGTTGAACGCGTTACTGTCAGTCGGAGATGCTTTGAAACCAATCGAGCGCAAGTGATCGAAGGCAGTGACCTCATAGATCTCATCGCGCTTGTTACCGGCGGGATCGCCCCATATCACCACATCAGCCTTATTAAAGCTCGCAGCGATCTTAGCTAGTAGCTCTTGCCCAAACCTCTCAAGCCCCATGTCAAACGTCACAAGCTCATCAAGAACCTTCCAAGCACCACCAGATGTACGCTGCCCAAAGATAGCGGCAGGGGTCAAACCAAAGTCAACGCCGATCTGCAATGGATATTGCGGATCATAAGTGACATCACCTGACATCATATCATCGTCATACTCAGGCCAGACCGGACGCCCTTCTTGTACAAAAGTGTACTTGCCCTCAGCGTAGCACCTGATCCAATCAGCATTCTTGCCGCCGAGAAGCTGCTCATAGTACCCACTAGGCAGATGCGTTTTGTTTTCAGCAGATGGATTAACCATCCACCACTTGCCACCAGAGAACACAAAGCCATTGGCTTCTGGGTTTTCGGGCAAATCCTTAGCTGCTACCTCCAGCACACCACCAGGTTGCCGGTAGAACTTCCACGGAAACCGACCGCCGATAGGGTTCTTCTCTGCCAGTTCATGCCACCAGTGATCCGCGTCAGGCGGGTTGGTATCCATGATAATGCCATACCAAGACGCGCCACCATCAGATTGCGTAGGATAACGGCCAACACGGTGCGTCAGCCCGTCGATCACAGCCTTCGGCAACTCGCGGGCCTCATTCACCCATGCACCCGTTAGCTCTAACGACAGCAGCTTCCTTACGTCTTGTGGCGTAGAAAGAGCCATGAAGATAACTTCGCAGTCTATACCAGGCGCACCCTCCCTCGAAGGCAGCTTTAGATGATGCGTGATAGGCGGTTGCCAGCGCATCGGCCCCCATACATCCTCTGGGAATAGCTCCTGCCAAGTCTTGATGGTTGTTGTTCTTAACTCTGGATAGGTATTGCGCACGATTACAAACCGAGAATACCGAATGCCATCACGCGGCGAGGGCTTTTGCTGAACAGCCTTGAGCATTATTTCAGCAGCGCAGCCGTATGACTTACCAGATCCAACCGGCCCCATTAGACCGCGAACGAAAGATTTATCGTGTAGAAACTTCCAGACCGTTGCAGACTTGGAAAAATCCAAGTTCATGCTGGGAAGATCAGTCATCATCTGCCTCATACGTTGTCGTGACTTCTGGCCCCTTCATGTTGATCCCAACAATCGAAGGCTTGTCCACGTTCTTCTCCACATCGAGCAAGCCACTAGCCTTAGCCAA